TTTCTGCTATTGTAACATACTCTAAATTGCTCGGTCTATTATTTGTTTTTACTCCATCTTTGTGATTAACTACATAATCTTTTGGTCTTTCTCCTAAAATAAAATTAGCCACTAAAGAATGAATTGGAAATGTTTTATTATTTAATTTAATAATTAAATAACCATAAGCATTTTCCCATTGTTTTAGTTCTCTACCTTTAGCGTGTTTGGAACTACTAAACACTTTTACTTCTCCTGTTTCTAAGTTTATGCTTATTTCATAATACTTAGGCATCTTAAACGTTTTTATCATATTCTTTGATTTTCTCAAAGATACCAAACTTTATTCATTCAACAATTATTTTTTGCTGAATTTATCTATTGTGGTGTAACCCATAGCAAATAACGTAAGATACAACACGGCATCTACCAACTTATCGCTTGGGTTAATTTTTAAGATTATATTTAAGAACAAAGAAATAAAAAGACAAACGCTGCCAAGCATAGCCACTACTCTTTTGTGGCTAATACTGTTGCTTTCGTCTGATAATAAATTAACTAATATAGTTCTAAATTTGCTCATATAGTTTAGCTTCAGCCTCTCTCCGCCTCACTAATCCTTTAAGCACCACATTGTTTGCTCTTGTCCACTTCATAAATTCTGCCCTAATGCTCTGGTCTTTAGGGTTTGCGTTTACCTTCCTTAGTAAAGTGCTTCTCCTAAAATTGCCCATACCTACATTAAAAGCAAACGAAACAATCGCAGAAAAATTGTTTGCCGTTACATTTGATTTTACAAGCACATCTACATCTTTTGCAAAGTCATCGACTATTGCGTTAAAGTAATCTTCTGCCTGTTGCTGCGTAATTACATCGCCTTCCTTTACTTTTGTTCCGTCAGGGTAAAAAGTCAAACCCCAAGAAATAGTCCATAAACCCGCAGGGCATTTGTATGCCTTTAACTTGCAGCCTTCAAACTGCTTTATTAAATCTCTACCTGCTTTGTTTACTTCCATAATCTATTCCAATAAGCTAAAATTAACACAATCGCTATTATTAGACCGATTAGAGCCTTCCAAAAGTTATTGGCAGTACTTACCTTATTTTTATCTACAATCGAAATTTGAGCCGTTTCTGTGCGATTAAACGCTATTGTATCTTTTTTAACTAAGCTATTGTCGGTTTGCTTGTCTTTTGTCTGGTATACCCACTTAGTTACGATTTTAGGAACTACTATAATGCTATCCTTTGTTACACGGATTGTGTCATAGATAGTAACCTCTTTTGTAAATACCTGCTCCTTTTCTATAATCTTGGTAACGCTATCATAAAAAGTAAGATGCACGGAGTCAATCTTAGTTGTCCCCGTGCTATCAAATCTCTTTTCGAACTTCTTGACCGAAACGCAAGATGTAAGTAATAAGGCTAAAAGTATTATTCTCATTTAAGTTTCTTAGTCATTTTCCAATAGTACCTAATAGCCATACCGCCTGAAACAATAGCAACCAAACTCGCCAACAATGTGAATAGTGGTTGAATACTCGTAATGCTTAATGTAGCACTTACTAAGGAAACGATTGTTGATTGGTCTGCTTGGTTGTTATTTGCCATTATAGTTCTTCTTCTTCTTGTTTGTTAAATTCTACGCCAGTAACCCAATCTTGTAAGAAGGTAAAATCTTCTAAGCCCTGGGGATTGACTACGTTAATTATTTGAAAATCAAATTCTTTATCATTTAGCGCATCAATATCTTTGGTAAGCTTCTTGATGCCTTCTTTAGAGAATTTGTAATTTCCTTTGTCATCAAGTAACAAGCAATCCTTATCGTCTGTCTGCGCATTGTCTAAACGCAAGATTTCAACTTCGGCTTGATAGTCCTCGTGATGTTGTTTAACCTTCTCGTAAATTTTTACAAGTTTCTTTTGTGTTTTAGTTTCTTGGCTACCGATAACGGCATTAAGGTTGCTCACTAATTGGAGCAGTTGTTTGTTCTTCATAGTTTGTTTTTGTTTGTAAAGATAATTGTGGATTGCTAAACGGCAAAGGTAAATTTACGATTGGTGGGTTTTTAAGGTTCTCAATCTGTGTAGCTAAGTTTAAGTCCATAGCTTCTACGTTGTTACCTGCAACTAACCACTCGCATACTTGCTCGTAAGTTAAATCTTCGTAAGCGGTAAAGTCGGTTTCCGAAGGAGTAGCGCAGCCCATTGCTCCGTAAACTTCTGCGGTGTATTCTCCGTCTTTTCCTTCGTATCTCCAATGTACTGTTTTTACTACATCGGTTAAACCATCTTCGCTTGGTGCGGTGTCCATTTGGCTAATAAGCCATTTTGTTTCTAATGCCATTTTTATTTTATTTTAAGGTGTTCCTTGTAATGCAGGGATTGAATAAATTTGTCCATTAATTTCTATGTAAATAACTCCTGTGGCAGTTCCAGTTCCACCTGCTGCATAGCTTCCAAGTTTCCAAGGTTGTGCGCTACCAGAACTTGGTGCGGTTGTTTGTATTGCACCTGCCTTGCTTACGCTAAACTGAGAAGCGTTACCAACTTTTAAATTTAATAATTTAGAAGATGCGCCACTTGCTGTGTTAGTTACGTTTAAGTAAATACCATCTGGGTTGCCCGTTGTGTTCCAAGTTGTATCAAGGTATAATGCACTTGCATTTGATGAAGATGAAACTACTTGACCTGAACCATCAAAGTAAGAAAAGCTACTTGAAGGCAATACTGTATTATATTGACCTGTGATTGCAACACTTCCTGCTACTTGTAGTTTTCCTAAAAAGCCCTCTGTTGTTGTTCCGATTAATACTGCTCCACCATATCTTTGAAGTGATAAAGGCATTGCATCTGTTCCTCTATTTAATGATTGAATAAAGGATACGCCATTAGTTTCATCAACACCTATGTTTAATAACTTACCATTTGCTCCACTTGTTGTTTTTACTACTAATTGTGCGTAAGTATCAATACTTGAAAATGTAATTGTTCTGTTTACTTCTAATAATGAATTTGGAGCGGTAGTACCTATACCTACGTTACCGCCTCTTTGAACAGTGAATCTGCTATTATAATTTGTACCATCAAAATATCTAAAATTTACTATTCTGTCGGTATCAGTTGCAGCTTGAATATCTACTACTAAACCAATATCGTTATTTCCATTTCCACCTGCCCCTGTTTGTCTGATTGTGGCAGTTGTTGAATTTGTTGCCGATGTTTGGTAGACTTGTAATGGATTACCTGCCGATATGCTGAATATTCCTGTTGTCGCAGTTACACTACTTGAGAATGTAGCTGCTCCTGTAGAGGCTGCTATTCTAAATCTTTCAGTAGGGGAGCTTGTACCTGCTGATACAGTAAAATCTCTACCTATTGCTGATATGTCAATAGCACTTGCATAAGCAAAAATATAACCCATTGCAGTACCACTTGCTCTAAATGATATTAAGGCTTCACTTGTTCCTGTAATACCTAAAACCTTTCTACTGCTTGTTATATAACTATCAGAAGTACCACCCACAAGTAAATTCCCACTCGCATCTAACGTCATTGCTTGGGTAAAGGATATAGCGTTACCTGCCGTTCCTGAAGGAGCGGTGTACCAAGCGTGTGAACCATCATATCCTTGTAATCTATATTGCGTAGCATATCCGTTTACTTTATATGTTGGAGCATAACTATCTCCTGCAATATTACTTGATATATATAGTTGAGGTACGTTTGCTAATATCCTACTTGCTATTTGTGAACCTTGTACTAATTCAATACCACTAACGGCAGACATAGCACTCGGTGTAACTCCTAATCCTAAATTGCCTGAAGCGTCAAGAGTCATTCTTGTTGCATAAGTACTTGCTCCTGTTCTTTGTCCAAAAACTATATTTGGTGTATAAGCACCTGCACCTGAAACTGATTGAACTCCTATAAAACCATTTTGGTCATTACCTACTGCATTTTGAACTTGCCAAGAAGATAAAGAGTATCTACCATTTCCATCATTAGCATTTCTAAAATTAGTTACAAATGAATTAGCTAATGTAGTTGTTCCATCTACTATTTGTAAATGTGCAGCAGTTGTTGTATCACTAACATTAATTTGTAATCTACCTGCGGTTGGGTTAGCAACACCTAAACCAATATTTGTTCCATTGTCAGTTAATAAGCTATTCCCTATTGTACTTGCACCTGTAAACTTAGGTAAGTAGTTAGTAGTACCTGTACCCGTTACTGGATTGGTTAAAGCGCTTTGCTTGTTGTTAAACGTAGTCCAATCGGTACTTGATAATAAACCTTGTTGTGAACCACTTGCCGTTGCAATAGCTAAAGTAATAGTTCCACTTGTTGTAATAGGTGTAGAGCCAATAGTTACTCCGCTTGTTGCAGAAGATAAGCCAACACTTGTTACTGTACCCGTGTTACTTGTTTTGTTGTTAAACGTGTTCCAATCAGTAGAACTTAAAGCACCCGTTGTACTTGTAGAAGCTAAACCTAAACTTAATACCTGAGTAGATAAGCTAAGACCATTAGCCGTGCCTATTGTTACTGCGTTGTGTCTTGCTGCCGTATTCGCTGCTACATCTGTATTAGCACTTACTCTTGCCTCGGTATAATAAAGGTTAGTACCTTCTGCTATATTAGATGTTGTTAAAGTAACCGCACCCGTTAAGCCGTTTACACTTGATACACCCGTAGTTAAAGCACCGATATTTCCGTTTAACTTTTGTATCGCACTTAAAATACTATCGCTTGAAGTTATCGTACCTGCTCCGCTTGTGTAACCCGTTAAGGTACTTGCAATAGCACGAGCATTCGTAAAATAAAGGTTACCGCTTTCAGTTACTTGTGCCGTTGTATAATCGCCACTTGCTGCCACTACTGCTCCCGTTCTACCAAATACGCTTGTTACTGCATCAGTGTTGTCATCAGTCCAAGAAGCCGTTATTGTTCCCCCGTCTTGTTGTGTAAGTGTTAAGGTCTTTGTTGTAGTACCCGTTACCGCAGCACTATTTATTTTATCGTTGTATGCAGCGTTCCAATTAGTAGCACTTGCAATATAGGCATCGGCTAAATCAGTATTTAAATGTAATTCATCAAGTAAAGTAACACCACCCGTAATAGATGCAGCGTTGCCACTTCCTGAACTCTTAACAACAGTTAAAGCCTCTCCGCTACCGCCCTTAGTAATTGATGCAGCAACTCCGCTTCCGCTTGTATGATTGATAATTAAATCGTAAGCACTTAAACTATGCGTTCCTAAATCTACGTTTGCAGTCGCCCCCGTGTACGGAACAAAACCCGTTAAAGAAGGGAAGGTAGCAAGTGTACCATTGCCACGAATATACTGAGCCGTTGTACCTGCAAAAGCTAAAGCTAAAGTTCCTGAAGTGGTTACAGGACTTCCACTAATCGTAACGCTATCACCCGTAATAGTTGCAGCTACGCTTGTTACAGTACCCACCGCACCGCTTGAACGCTGCCAAATAGTACCTGAATAAATCACATAATCGCCAACCGCAAAAGTCAAAGGACCAGCTCCAAAGTTTACTGTTCCTGCTACGTTACAAATATAAACATCTCCCGTGTCGCCCGTTCCGTTTGCAAGTGTAGGGGTATTAGTCGCTGCGTTCCAAGTTCCTTTGTATTCCATAATAGAACTCGGTAGTTGACTGATAGGAACTTTACCGCCACTATCTAAAGAAGCATAACCATTTGCGTTGCCCTTTTCACTTCTTAATTGGTAAGTATCTAATAAAGCTTGTGAAGGAAACACCTCAACATAAGCCGACCCACTCCATAAATAAAGTTTCTGCGTGTCTTTAGCACAATAGATAACATTAATATCGCCAACCGCAGGAAACCCTGCAAGGTTACTATAAAACGAAACCGCACCGCTAAATATTGCCCCTAATTGAGCAAGTGTAATCTTCTTACTTACTCCTGTTGTCGGGTCGCCTATAATAGTTAAATCGGTACTAACTGGTGCTAACTCGGTAGCTAATTGGTTAATTTTTTTGCCTATCATTCTGTATAGTTATAGATGCTTGGTACTTGGCATCTGTCGTTTAAGTAAGGTAATTCCATTGTAATGTCTATCTTAACTCCTGCAAGATAATCGGGGTCGCTCTCGGTAAAGTAAGTCAAAGGAGCAGTATCGCCAATATCCCAAATCGCTTTAGGATATCTTAACTGAGCCACTATGTCTTGACCTACTAAAGTCATATCGCTTAGAACTTCGGTTTCGTTTGTTTCTTCCATTAACATTCTGTCCATAAAATAAAGGCTAAAATTATAGGTAATATTTTTAGCGTTTATAGTAGCACCTGTTAAAGTGTAGAACATAGCAGGGTAAGTAACCTCGCCATTGCTTAAACGTTCCCACACATCGCCGAAGTAAACAAAGTTAATTTGTTCGTGGTCGTTTCCGAGTGTTGTTATTTGTTTGACTATTTGGTTTAACGTCAGGCTCATTCTTAATTTTTTCTAAATAAACACGAAGCTTATTTTGGTTTTTTATTGTTGTTACTTT